CCCCGTGAGGGGTCCTGGCGAAAAGGCCCGCCCGGATATACCAGGCGGTCCGCCGTGTTGAAGTGATTTAACACCGTGGATCGCACGGATAGATAGCTACCTATGTCTGAAGAATAAGTAAGACTAAGGAAGAGTCAGTGAGTGCTGTCGGAGAGCCAGCCCCATCAGGTAAGCAACACCCGGATCTAAGAACCGGGGCCCTTACTGATGATCTCCTGGCTATCTACCTAATGGTTATTCCGCCCAAGCATGTGACACTCTTCGGAGTGCGGTGGCAAGTACCCCCTGCAACGCAAGTTCTCTTTTTCGGGAACTGTGCAGTATGGGGACTGAACCACCACCTATGAGGACCGTTCACACGGTGCCTGCGGCCCCCCGACCTCTGTCGAAAGATCGAGACGCTAGAACGTGTTAGCTCTGAGGATGTCACCTCAGTAACGAAGCATTGCTATGCTGCGCTAACTACGTTCTTTAAGGGCAAACCGAAGGGCCTCCTAGGACTTCATTCTAAATAAATAATATATAAACATTAATCATGAAAAACACAATTAACATCCAGGGGCGTAAGCCCCTGCATTATTTATCTAGTCTTTGGTCTATGAAGGCTTGGCAGACGGGTTTAAAATCCCGTCCGTGGCTGTTAGGACGAGTCAATAGAATCGTCTTTCTAGTCATAGGGTACACGTCACATACTTATGCGGGTGCAGCTTACAGATTCGTATCCTTCTGCATACCATTGGTTCGTCACCGGGGACTGAGGGGGTTGGCGATCTACCTGAAAGCTTGCTCAGTGTTGCTTCAGAATGCTGTTGCGGGTCGTAAGGTAGGGTGTAGAGAATTTGGGGTAGCAGTATCTGTTACTCGGTCGGGGTTACCACGGGTTATTCCCGCGGAGCACCGTCGCTACATTCGCGGTGGGGCCTCAGGTCCCATCCGATTGTGGTTGACGTTGTTTATGTTATATCGAGTTATCGATATATCGACGCGTGTGAATATCGATTCTATATTGCTTCCCTTTAGTGGGACAGTTGGAATTGAAGACGCATGGAACCTTTTTATGGGTGAGGCGGCTCGCCTCCTGCGTAGCAGGAGTCGAGTGGCTGCGGAGGTTATTGATATTTATCATAAACTCCGTCGCCGTGTTTCTCCGTATATTGGTTCCGTGTATCGACCTCTAATGACCTCGGGCCCTAATTCCACTCAAGGTTCCGTTGCGATGTGCAACGTGGAGAAAGACGCCTTGGCTTTGTATAATTCACCGATTTGGCCTTCGTTCAATAGTTATTGTACGGAAGTCGAGTCGATGGATGTTACGGCGGTTGTTCGTACCGCGGCCAAGAGCGATCCCTCTAATTTTGAGTGGCCCCATTATGTTGGGGGGGGCCGTTTAGGGTCACTCGGAAGAGTGTCTTTTAAACGTGAACCGGGTAAAATTCGGGTATTTGCGATGTTAGACTATTGGAGCCAGTCAGCGCTTCGTGGACTCCATGAGTTTCTTCTGAAACTTTTGGGGTCGTTAAATCGCGGAGATGTTCGTTTGGATGGGACTTTCGATCAGGGTGAGACGGTTCAGTATTTACTGAGTCGTGTCAATTCCGGTCGTAAGTTCTACTCATTCGATCTCTCCGCAGCGACTGACCGTTTCCCGGTTTGGGCTCAGTGGTCTCTCATGAAGGTTTTGTTTGGCGAAAGTGTTGCTAATCATTGGCAGGTTCTTTTGGTTGGGCGTGGTTACGCCTATCCAGCGGTCCGTCCAGGTAAGGCTACCGGCCAGTTTTCTGACCGGTTGACCGTCCCGTACGGGCGCACTGCGTCTGATGGCGCAGTAGAGAATGACCCCCTGTATTATGCAGTGGGTCAGCCAATGGGAGCTCATTCTAGTTGGGCTGCCTTCACCCTTGCACACCATATGGTGGTGCAGTGGGCTGCGAATCGTGTAGGGAAGAAGGAGTGGTTCGAGGACTACGGCATTCTGGGCGATGATCTGGTCATATTTGACCGGGCCGTCGCAGCTGAGTACCTGGCATTGATAGGTCGGCTTGGAGTTAATATCTCCATGTCCAAGTCGCTACCCGGAGTACGTAAGTGCTTCGAGTTTGCGAAGAGGTTTATTGCCTTTGGACAGGATTGTTCCCCTCTGTCATTCCGTGAGTTTGCGATTTTCAATCGCTCGCTTTCGGGTATGGTAGAGATGGTCAATCGTGCTTCAATGTCAAGGAAGCTTCGACCGGCTTCAGTGTTAAGGGCGTTAGGGTTTGGTTATAGGTCCACCGGGAGGCTTAATAGTAAGCTTTCCGATTGGCCTACCAGATTCCGACGTGTTGTGGTTGCTCTGTTGCAACCCGGTGCGGCTATGGGTGTGAAGCACTGGGAGGCGTGGGTCGCGATGCGAAGAATTCAGCATCTAGACTTTATACCTCAGGAAGGGGTTCCACGTCTCCTCCAGCATCTGCACGAATCTTACGTTACTGAGATCACCGACCTTCTAAAACTCTTCGATCCCGTTCGTAAACGGGTAGAGGAACTCCTTCCTCCGGATGATGCCAGTGGGCATCTTTCGGATTATGGAGAAGAGCCGGAGGATCTCGTGCGTTCGATCTGTGTTGAAAAGCCGATATTAGAGGCTGTTCTCAAGAGGTTGGAGGAAATACAGAGTGAGGTCCTTGAATTGCAGACTGGGTCCCTGTCAGACGCAGTGCAGACCTACACTGGATTGATAGAGGAACTCTCCTCTTATCGTCCTTGTGTGGATATGTTCGCGAGGGCGGAGGCGAAAGATCCCAAGTTCGTATTCAAAGGAATACGGGCTTGGGAGACTTCGCGTTCCGTAGTTGATAAGGCCCTGGGGGGCAAGACAGGTTTAGCGTGTAGACGGCGATCCCGGAAGAAAGCTAAATCTGTTTTGCGGTCCCAGAGATAGTCTGCCCTTCTTCCGTATCTAGTATAAGATGTGGGTGCGTAATTGAGTGATCAGTTGCGTAGGGTGGTACTCTAGCCTCGTCATCCATCTGAGGATGTGATGACAGGACAAAAGATTTTACGGTGATTTAACACCAACAGCGGTCCTAATATGATAAGGTAAAATCTTGTCAGGGGTGGACCGTTAGTCCCCGGGTAGTACTGTTATTATTCAGGCTCCGC